AGTTGACCCCGGATAAAGCGCCACCAAGCGTAAGGTTACCCGAGGTAGTTACAGTGCCCGATAGGCTAATCCCGTTAACTGTGCCCGTACCCCCAACACTTGTTACCGTGCCTGCGCCCGCTTCTGTTGGATTAGCATTAAGAACCGCAGCGCCTGCACCCGCACCGTCTGTGACGATCATGACCTTAGAGCCGCTGGCTACATTAACCGTAGCACCTGAACCCTGCTTGATTGTGATGATCTGACTGCCTGTAGTGGCGTTTTCAATCAACCACACTTTAGAGACAGTGTTTGGACCAAGCGTCACCTCACGAGTAGCCGTAAGAGCACCCGCCGAAGTAATCTTTAGGTAGAACCCGCGAGTCGCGTCTGCCGTGGCATCCGGCATAGTGAAAGTTTGATTAGCATCCGCAGACATTTGCTTCGTGCCGTAGCTAAAACCGTCGGTAATCAGCTCAAGGTTAGTGTTGGTACTGGTGCCCCAAGTGCCGCTTTCATCGCCCGTGGCGATTTCTTTGAGCCGTAAGTTATTTACATAAGTAGCCATTAGGGCCTCCAGTGACTATTTTAAAGTGCTGCCACCGGCAGCAGGGATGCTTGTCGCATAAATTTTTGTGTGCTGCCGTAAGTTTAGGGCTTCCCCGCAATCTGAACAAGTATCCGCTGTTAGTTCCGTTTCGTCCAAATCGTAACCGCAATTACCGCACACGATTTCGACTTCATGCTTAGGATCTATTGCGTCGTTTAATGTTACCGCTTCATTTACTGTCTTCATGCTGCAATCCGTTTCCAGTTAGGTGTTTGGTCAACAGGGACTTCGGTCCATCCGGTGCCGGGGTCTGGGACTATACGGCTCCAAACTAATACATTTCCGACTTGTCCGGTGGCCTGTACGCCAATGGCGTACACTGTAGCTCCGCCTGTTTCTTCTGTCTCGCCTAGTGCTGTAGTGCCCTGAACGCCGGTTACGTTGACGTTCTGTTGGAGCAGTACCGTAATATTGCCCAGTGTAGCTGTGGCTTGCAGGCCTGTTTCAGTAACTATGGCATCGCCAGTAACTTCTACGCTGCCTGCTGTAGCAGTTGCGGATACGCCTGTGAGGGAAACAATTACATTGCCCTGAACGCCCGCTGTACCTAAAGCCGTAGTGCCTTCGACGCCTGTAACAGAGAATATTGCATCTCCTATTACTGTAGCAGTGCCGATCTCACCGGTAGCTGCATTGCCGAGAGCCTCTATCGCTCCATCGGCTTCAACCGCAATATTGCCAAGAGAGGCCGTAGCTTGTACGCCAGTGACGTATACCCCAACGCCTGTGCCAACACTAACTGAACCTATTGCACCCGTGGCTACAAGGCCTATGGATTGGCCCCAGTTGCCCTGTCCCCAAGCGCCTCGACCCCAACCACCGAAATAAACAATGTCATTCCAGATGGGGTAGCCTACTTCCCCTGTGGCGCTGAGCCCTGTAACCGATACATTGGCATTTGCCTGAGCAGTTACTGCCCCTAGAGCCGACGTGCCCGCTACACCGCTAACACTTACAACTGCACTCGCAGCTACCGTTACCGAACCTACTGCTCCCGTAGCAGACGGGACGACAGGACTTTCATCCCACCCATCTGTTCCCCAAGTGCTGTAGCCCCATCCGGTGATGGGGACGATAACGTCAGCCATCTAAGTACCTTAAGCGATACGTATGATCGCGTTGCTCGCATCAGCAGCAGGGAAGACAATAGTAAAGTCGCCCGCAGTAGAGGTCTTATCCGAACCGAAGTCCAGAACTGCAACAGCGGGGTTAGTGCCGCCGTTAGCCAAGTAGATCAAAGCGCCACGAGCAGTAATAGTTGCTGTAGAAAAAGTCAGGTCAGCAAAGTCCAAGAAGGCCGTAGTGCCGGTCGAAGCAGGGTTTGCTGAGATAGTCAGCGTGCCGCCGCCTGCACTGTAGCCTGTCCCTGAGACTTCGTTTGTCGCTGAATACGCAGTAGTAGTTGCGCCTAGCGTAGCTGAAGACGTGTACAGAGCCAGTTTAAAGACCTGCGACGTGCCACTGCTGAAGTCAAAGTCTCCACCAAGGATTTGAACTTTGAACGATGTAGCCATAGCTTGTGAAATAGCCATTTGTGTTTCCTCTTAAAATATTACGGGCCGGGCGATTCCGATTTAATTGGCAGTCTAATCATACCATCTCTAAACTCATCACGACGACGGCGACCTTGCTGCTCGATGCCGAGACCTTGTATGGCCTGCTTATAGCTGTTTTCAAAATACTGTAGCATTTCAAGCGGGCCCTTCGTGTAGCTATATGCCTGTATGAGGCACGCATATAAAAGCGCTTCAGGAGCTTTGGTGCTTATCCACGTTGTCGTGTTCGAAGACGACAACTGCTGCGGCTTATATATGTATCCTAACTGAACTTCGTAACTGGCGTCAGGTGTAGGGGCAATGTAAAACGTATTCTGGTCCCACACGGAATAATATTTAGGAGCGCCTGTTTTCGAGTAGTCCGGCCAGTACTCTTTCATGAAAGAGGTGTCCCTGAACTCTAAAAAGGTCTGATCTCCGTTAAACGTCGCCATTATGTAGCGATGCGTCAAGATGTCGCTTGGTGCCACCAAAAACCTATTTCCTGAGGTCATGTTTGCGGTGGCTTCTAGCTTAAAAACATCGAGGTCGATGTCACGAAGAATTCTGTTCTCCGCCATCGTAATAAACGTATCTATGACCGCATTGGTAAACACATTACTGTCTACCTCGGTATAGTTACGGATGTTGGTCACTAGCTCATCATAGGTCATGTAGTCACCACCGTAACCGTTCCCAGTGTACCTACGCCTTCAACTGCAATTGCAGGAGGGGCAGGCTGCATTGAACCCGGCACTGTTTCAAAGGGTGTATCTCCGCCAGTGTTGTTAACAAACACACTAAGCGGCTCAGTTCTGTCAGGACGAGGGTCCTGTAGAGCTATTGCATCTCCCCTGTACTTTAACGGGGTTAGCTGCGGCTCTTTTGGCTCATAGTCCTCAGGGCAGACCATAAACCCCTTCCAGTTCTTTTTTAGGGTCTGGTAGGGGTAACGCTGCCCACAATAGTCACAAAGGGCGTAAGAATACTTACCCGTTGCATGAGCCATTTTAGTACCCTACGTCGGGAAGAAAGTACGTGCTTGCCGTGTCTCTATCTTCCTGTGCCGCCCTATTAAAATCCTGCTCATACATCTGCTGCAAAGCGCCCGTGCGGTCTGGGGCATACTTTAAAGACAGCATGTAAGCCAGTCCTGAGGCCAGACATGGAAGGAATCTGAAATTAACGTCCGTATTATTGGTGTAATCTCCGGCGTCTTCCATGCGGCGTATACGGTAGTAAACCAACGTATACGCCTTGTCTGCTGCAGGATACAAATAGGCTTTAGGCGTATTTGTACGCTCAATGTATATCTGCGACGGTCTTGCCTGCGTAAGCTTGTCAGGGACGTTAAGGTACTCCTCCCGTCCAATACGCTCGATGTTTATGTCTTGCTGCTGTCCGTTATTTGTTTGACGGATAACTGCGGTCAAAACATTTACCGTATCTGTTGGCAGGGATATCTCCGCGTCGCCTTGGACCAAAGCATAAGTAGCTTGCTCTATAGTCCACAGGTTTAGGCCTCTATTTGCCCAGTCCAAAAACAACAGATTTAACGACCGACGAGCCGAGTTAAGCTGATAGCCTGCAGTCATCTGCATGCCACAACGCTCGAACGCCTCTTCTACAAGGTCGTCAATCGAAAGATTAAAGTCTGTTGTCCCAGACGTTGCCATTTATTTACCCCAATTTTCCCGAGCTTTTTTCTGCGAAGCTTTAGATAAATCACCATAGTGGTAAAGATTTTTAGAAGATTTTGACATGGTTTTCCCTGTCATTATTTTCCCATCGGGGTGCTTATGTGTGCCGCCCCGATGTACTTTGCCATCTTTAAAATAATGATTTACGCCGGTAGCCATTATTTACAGGCCGCCCCGCCTTTGCGGTATTTCTTCATTATGCCACCGCTCATTTTTCTCTGGACACCACGGCCCATAAGGATGTCGGCTTTAGTGACTTTCCCGTCTTTATTCATATCGGGAAAACTTTTCTTTTTGACATCTCCGCCTTTATTCATCATGACGGGGTCGCCTACCTTACGGCTAGGCTTAGATTCAACTTTATTTCTAGGACCTGTTCCTACGCATCCTCCGCCTCTAGTAGCAGCACCCATTCCACGTCCGGCCATTTGGATCACCTCCTATCGATGTCGTTTAACTTTAGATGCAACTTTCTTAGGTTGCGATGAAAATTGTTTACCTTTTGCAGTGTCTGCCCGTTTTTTGCGTGTAGTCGCTGCGTATTCTTTATTGCTCATGGACTTAATAGCGCTTGAAGGAAGATATCTCTCCCCTGTGGCTTTAGATCCCTGAGTTGAAGGCTTGCCGCTTTTAGTTCGCCATTCTTGCTTTGTCCAAGACTGAAGCGATGCTTGTGGTTTCTTAACTGCCACTAGTCTCGGTAGCCTCCACCCTTAGCCTTATACTCTTTGGCTAACATCTGAGCTTTTCTACCTGACCACTGGCCCGGGTTACCGCCTTTGCCACCGGCTTTAATCTTAGAAAAAAGGCTTTTTCTCATAGTGGGCTTAGTGTAATTGCCCGCCTCATTAACTTTAGATTTGTTTGCCGAACCACCTGTAGCCATTTTACGAACAGGCTTTTTAACCGCAACCTTCTTGGCTGCCGGTTTTTTAACTGCAGGTTTTTTCATTACCATTTTTTACAGCTCCAGTATCGTGCTGAAAATTTATCTTTTGCCGTGTCGCAGTTGTGCCTAGCACGGAAGTTAGCCCGACGCTCAGGTATGCTCTTTTTAATGGTCATGTTGGGATCGCCAAAGCGCACCAGTTTTACATCGTCACCCTTCTTGGCTAAGACAGCAAACTTCTTGCTGCCTCCTGAGGTCCTTTTAGGCTTGTTATAGCCCGAGAAAGTTTCTCCACGATAGGACACACGCCCAGAAGGCGTGCGTTTAACCGCTTTTGTGGAAGCCATTAAGCCGCCGCTCCGCCCGCATATACCAGAGTCACACTGGTTATTTGGACATTGGTTGCGTCAATAAAAGCACCTGAATCGAACAAGGCTCCGCCGTCTGGGATATCTATCTCATACTGTCCGGCCGCTGCAGGGGTATGAATAGTGATCAA